GCATTAATTTATAACGACACAGCTTCTGGTGATCCAGCAGTATGTGTTTTAAATTTTGGTGCCGATAAAACAGCAACTTCAGGCACATTTACTATACAGTTTCCTGCTTTTTCTTCATCTGCTGCAATTATACGAATAGCATAGAGGTGAAACATGGCGTTAGTAATCAATGACCGTGTAAAAGAAACCACCGCAACCACAGGCACTGGTACAATTACTTTTGAAGGTGCAGAAACAGGGTTTGAAACTTTTGCAGCTGGAATTGGAAACAACAATACCACTTATTACTGTATTGTTTTAAATGATGAATTTGAAGTGGGTTTAGGCACTTTATCTGCTGATAGTTCTACAATGGCTAGAACTACAGTTATATCAAGCTCTAATAGCGATAATGCAGTTAATTTTTCGGCAGGAAATAAATTCGTATTTTGCACATTACCAGCAAGTAAAGCTGCAGTTCTTGATGCAAGTGGTAATCTTACAGTCAGTAGTATAATCATAAATGGAGCAAACATAGGGCATACCAGTGATACTGATGCCATAGCTATATCATCAGGCGGAGTGGTAACTTTTAGTCAAAGAGATATTCACTCAGGTGGTATTACCATAGCAAATGGTGGTCAAATAGGTTCAGCTTCTGACACAGACGCAATAAGCATAGCTTCAGGTGGAGCAGTAACTTTTAGCCAAAGAGATGTTCATTCAGCTGGTATCACTATTGCTGATGGCGGTCAAATAGGTTCGGCTTCAACTCTTGATGCGATGGTTGTAAATTCTAGTGGTGATGTAACTTTTAAAAACGATGCTACTGTGACAAATGATTTGACAGTAACAGGTGATTTCACTGTAAACGGTGACACGACAACGATTAACACCACAAACAAAGTTTTAACCGACGCTATTATTGAATTAGCGAATGGAACCACAGGCACTCCAACTAATGATGCTGGTATGGTTATAGAAAGAGGCGATCAAAACAATGCTTTTATTGGTTTTGACGAAAGTGCTGATAAGTTTATAGTCGGTACAGGTACATTTACAGGGGCTTCAACAGGTAACTTGTCAATTACAACAGGTACACTTGTTGCTAGTTTAGAAGCAGCAACAGTGACAGCAAGTGGTATTATCAAGACTGATGATACAACTAATGCAACCTCTACAACAGACGGCTCGTTACAGACTGATGGCGGTTTGTCAGTAGTTCTTGATGCAGTCTTTGGTGATGATGTAAAACTTTTATCAGATGCTTCAGTTCTTTCTTTTGGTGCAAACTCAGAAATAACTTTAACTCATGTGCATGACACAGGTCTTTTGCTAGAGGATAGTGGGGGCACACCAACATTACAGTTTCATGATGCCAACGAAAGTATAGCCTCAGATGGTTCTAAATTAATTTTAAAATCTAACAATGTTACCTTTAACATGCCAACAGCTGATGGCAGCGATGGACACTTTTTAAAAACAAACGGTAGCGGAACACTATCTTTTGCGGCAGCTTCAGCTAGTTCACTTGCTTGTGATGATTTAACTGAAGGTGATGCAGCTGTATTAATATCTACTTCATCTGGAAATATTACGATTGATGCTACGGCAAATGACTCAGATATAATATTTAAAGGTACAGATGGCGGCTCAGATACCACATTTTTAACATTAGATGGTTCAGAAGCAGGTGCAGCAGCTTTTAACGGAGCAATAACCGCAAACGCTGGAGTTATAGTAGATAATATAACCATTGATGGTACGGAAATAGATTTATCCTCTGGTGATTTAACTTTAGATGTAGCTGGTGACATTATATTAGACGCAGGCGGAGAAGAAGTAATTTTTAAAGACGGTAGCACTAACGTAGGTCATGTTAGTTTAGATAGTGATAACTTAACAATAAAATCATTAGTCAGTGACAAAGACATGATTTTTAAAGGTAATGATGGTGGATCGGAAATTACAGCTTTGACCCTAGATATGAGTGCAGCTGGAGCTGCTACTTTCAATAATGATGTGACCGCATTTTCTGATGAACGATTGAAGAGTGATATTGAAACAATTACAAATGCCTTAGATAAAGTAATGGAGATGAGAGGTGTTACTTTTACTAGAGAAGGTAGACAAGGCACAGGTGTAATTGCGCAAGAAATGCAAAAAGTGATGCCAGAAGTGGTCCATGACGAAAATGAGTATATGTCTGTAGCGTATGGAAACTTAGTGGGTGTGCTTATTGAGGCTGTTAAAGAATTAAAAGCAGAAGTTGATGAATTAAAAAATAGGAGATAAAGATGAGTTTTGGCATATTTGCTTTTTCAGAATCACCTTTTGCTTCTATGCAGTCACCTGTATCTGGAGTTATTGTTACAGGAAGTTCTTTAACATCAAATGTTGGTTCAGTTTCAATTACAGCAGATGCAAATGTAACCGCTACAGGTATTGCAACAACATCTTCAATAGGATCAGTAGTAGCTGTTACTGATGTAAGTTTTGCAGTAACAGGCTCAGCGTTAACCCTAAGTCAAGGCATTGCCAACGGTGTGGCTTGGGAAACAGTAGATATTGGAACGGCGCAGACATATTCAGATGTAAGCACAGGCTCTTCTCAGACATGGACTGATGTAAGCACAGGCACAGCTCAGACATGGGAAAAAGTTGATGAGGTTGAAAAGGTAGCCTAACTACTTATATAATTAAACAAACAGGACAAAATTATGGCATCAACATTTTCAAGTGATTTAAAAATAGAACTTATGGCAACAGGGGAAAACTCTGGAACCTGGGGTGATAAGACCAATACTAATTTAAATCTAGTTCAACAAGCGATCGCAGGTTATCAAGAGATAGATGTGGCCTCAGCAGATGTAACATTAGTAATGTCTAATGCAGCAATATCAAATGCTCGTAACATGTCTTTAAAATTTACAGGTACACTTGGAGCCAATAGAACGGTCAATATGCCTGCTTCTATTGAAAAGTTTTTTAACATTATTGATGGCACCAACCATGATGGTAATACTCTTACTTTCAAAGTAACCAGTCAAACAGGATTTTTACTTTGTGAGGGTAATCATTACATCTGTCATGCCAATGGCACTGATATTGTTAAAGATCAAGAAACTAGAGTATGGAGAGCAGTATCTGCAAACGAAACGGTACAAGCAGGAGCACAATTATTAGTTGATACTTCAGGTGGTGCGAGAACAATTACCTTGCCTGCCTCACCTGCTGCTGGAGATGAAGTTACCTTTTTAGATGCAAAATATACATTTGATTCAAATAATCTAACGGTTGGTCGTAACAGTTCTAACATTGTTAATGCAGCTGCGGATCTTACCGTGGCTACAGAAGGTGCTGGATTTACTTTGGTTTATTCAGGTGACGCAACAGTTGGATGGACATTTAGGGATAAATAATGGCTACATATGAAGCAACAAAATATAATTTTACGAGCAACAATTTAACGGGTTCACTTATTGTCGCAACCGGTACGATTGTGCCATGGACAGTTTCATCTGCACCGACAGGATACTTAGAGTGTGATGGAGCAGCTGTATCAAGAAGCACTTATTCTGCTTTATTTGCAGTCATTGGTACGACTTATGGGGCTGGGGATGGTTCAAGCACATTTGCTTTACCTGACTTGAAGGATCGAGTTGTATACGGTAAATCAAGCAGTGTGTCATTAGCATCTACTGGTGGAGCAGCAACAGTGACTCCTGCAGGAACAGGTACAGTTAGTGGCACAGCGCTTACAGAAGCACAAATGCCAAAACATTATCATTTAATGCTTGGCCCAAACAATGTAACATCCCCTCAAGGTAGTGGTAGTGCCTCTGGTATTTATGGTGGTGGCACTCCAGATGATAGTACACAAGCTTATGGTACTTATTCTACAGGTGGAAGTGCAGCTTCTGGCTCACAAACCACGGGTACAGCAAATGGGAATACACATACTCACTCATTTTCATTTAGCGGAGATTCCCAGACGAACCTTCAACCGTATCTATGTCTTAAATTTATGATTAAAATTTAGGAGACTACATGCCATTAATTAAAGTCCCTTTTAGACCAGGTTTTAACAAACAAATCTCTGAATCTGTTGCGGAAAGCACTTGGGTGGATGGTGATTTTGTTAGATTTAGGTATGGTGAGCCTGAAAAAATAGGTGGCTGGCAAAAAACTACTGCAGACACTTTGGTAGGCGTAACCCGTGACATACACAATTGGGCAGATTTAGATGGCACAAGGTACCTTGCTGTGGCATCACACAGATTATTAGCAATCTATTTAGGTGGTGTTTACTACGACATCACTCCTTTAGACACTGCATTAACCTCATGTACTTTAACCACCACTAATGGTTCAGCAACACTAACTGTTAACAAGGTAGCTCATCAATTAGAAGCTGGAGACCTGTTTACCTTTAGCTCAATGACCATACCAGGCAGTGGCACAAGTTTTACAGATGCTGATTTTACTACCAATACTTTTGAAGTAGTAACTGCAACCTCGGACACTTTTACGGTCACAATGTCAAGTAATGAGTCAGGTTCTGGACTTACAGCGGGAGGATCTGCAACTGTAAATCCCTATGTAAAGCCAGGTCCTGTAAATGCAACACCTGCTTTTGGTTGGGGTGTAGCTCAATGGGGTGGAGAAACAAGAACAGTAACACAAAATGATTTAGATGGTGCTTTACTTGACGATACAG